GAAACGGTAGCAGGAGGCGGGCTAAGGGCCGTTGGTGTGGGCGGTGGCATCACGGGCATGGGGGGCAACCTTATACTCATTGACGACCCTGTTAAGAGTCGAGAAGAAGCGAATAGCGCAAGGTATCAGGAGAAGTGCTGGGATTGGTACACCGACGATCTGTTCACAAGGCTAGAGCCTGGAGGGGCTATAGTCTTGACAATGACGCGATGGCACGATGCCGACCTTGCAGGACGCATTCTTGCCAGCGATGATGGGCCAAATTGGGAAGTGATTACACTTCCCGCACTTGCTGGGGCAAACGATCTATTGGGCCGTTTGCAAGGGCAAGCGTTGTGGCCCGATAGGTACGATGAAACGGCACTTGCAGAGATAAGAAGCATACTTGGGCCTAATTCGTTTAACGCGCTATATCAGCAGAACCCGATCCCAGACGATGGCGACTACTTCAAGGCCGCCGACTGCCAATGGTACGAAACGCCGCCAAGTCATCTGCATATTTACGGGGCGTCCGACTACGCGGTAACGGATGGAGACGGCGACTTCACCGAACATGGCGTTTTTGGCGTTGACTGCAACGATGACCTGTACGTGCTTGATTGGTGGTATGGACAGACGACATCTGACCGGTGGATAGAATCAGAATTGGATATGGTGGCGGCGAATAAGCCGATGTTTTGGGTAGGTGAAGGCGGGCCGATCAGGCGCAGTATCGAGCCGTTTCTAGTCAAGCGCAGCAGAGAACGCCGAGTTTACTGCCGCTTTGAGTGGCTGAACAGTATCCACGATAAACCAACACGGGCAAGGGCGTTTCAGGCGCGGTGGGCGATGCGCAAGGTATATTTGCCGAAGAATAAGCCGTGGGCGGATAGGTTGCTTGCTCAGTTGACCCGCTTTCCGGCTGGTGCTCATGACGACGCTGTAGACGTTTGCTCACTCATAGGCCGCGCTCTTGACGAGATCCACGGCGCGACTATCCCGCAAGGTGACACAAAGCCAAAGGTTGACACGTGGGATAAGGCTTTTAAAGAACACGACGCCGACGAAGACGATTGGAAGATGGTCTAACGCCTTTGCCGCATAACAGCGGCCAGGAGACAACATGCAAGAAGTCCCGAAGGACATGCACTCTAAGCTGGTTGTGTGGTTTGAATCCGCTGAAGACGCGACCATAGACAGCCGCCAACTTTCCGAGCGTGACGCAGACTACTACGACGGCAAGCAACTAACGCAGGAAGAGATAAACACCCTCAAACGGCGCAAACAGCCGCCCATTGTCAACAACCGCATCAAGCCGAAGGTTGACTTTATGCTAGGGCAAGAGCTGAAGACGCGCACCGATCCCAAAGCATTCCCTCGCAACCCTTCCGTAGATGAAGAATCCGCCAACGCTGCAACTGATGCCTTGCGCTACGTATGCGACACGACCAAGTTTGAACGCGTCAGGTCGCTGTGCTACGAGGACGGGCTGAAGTACGGCACCTATGGTGGGCAGATTGTAGTGAAGCCTAAAGGCGACAACGACTACACGATTGAGTTCGTACATGTGCCGTGGGACCGGATATTTTACGACCCGCACAGTCGCGCTAAGGATTTTAGCGATGCGCGCTACAAGGGCGTTGTCATTTGGCAGGACCGTGAAGACGCTGAAGCGATGTTCCCAAAAGGGAAAGACCTCATAGAAACCACCATGACAACGCCTATGGGGGAAACGTACGACGATAAGCCGCTCAATCGATGGGCAGACCGCGCCAGAGACAGGGTACGAGTAGTCTACATGGAGTATTTGGTAGGCGGCGTGTGGCATTACTGCTACATGACAAAGGCGGGCTTTCTTCGCGAGCCAGAGGTGATTCCGTTTGTCAATGATGACGGTGAGGCAGTGCCGTCTCTTGAGTTCCAATCGCTGTTTGTAGACCGCGACGGTAACCGATACGGGCAAATCCGCCAGTACATTGATATGCAGGACGAGATCAACAAGCGCCGCTCCAAAGGTCTGCACTTGCTCAATAGTAGGCAAACCATTGGCGAGAAAGGCGCGGTTGATAGCGTCACCAAGGCGCGGCAGGAACTTGCTAGGCCCGACGGCTACGTAGAAGTTAACCCTGGGCTGAAGTTTGAAGTGATGCCTACTAACGACATGGCCGCTGGTAACTGGCAGATGCTGCAAGAAGCCAAGGGCGAGATTGACGCGCAAGGGCCTAACGCTGCGTTGACGGGTGCCGAACAGCGTGACCTTTCGGGGCGGGCAATTCAGTCACTTCAAAGCGGCTCCAATGTCGAGACGGCCATACAGATTGACGGCCTACGCGACTGGGAACACCGCGTTTACCGTCTCATGTGGTATTGCATCAAAAAGTATTGGACCGCTGAGAAATGGGTGCGCGTCACCGATGACGAGAACTCACCGCGCTACGTTGGGCTTAACGTGCCGTCCACGGTGGGGGAAGAGTTTATCAAGAAAGCGCGGAAAGAAGGGCAAGAACTGGCACCGGAAGAAATGCAAATGGTTATGGCATCTCCACAGGGCCAGCAAGGAGTGTTGACAAACAACGTGGCAGAGCTTGACGTCGACATTATCCTCGAGGACGTGCCGGACACTGTGACTATCCAGCAGGAGCAGTTTGAGCAGATGACGCAGCTTTTCCCCTCCATGCCGCCGCAGTTACAGCCGCTGGCGTTTGAAGTGTTACTGCAAGCATCATCTCTCCGCAACAAAAAGCAGTTCATTGAGAAATTGCAGGGCAAGGGGGAACAACCCGACCCGATGCAGCAGCAAATGCAGCAGATGCAAATAATGATGCAGCAGCTTGAGGCCAAGCAGAAAGAGGCCGACATAGCCAAGACTGAAGCCGACACTATCCTCAGCGTTGCCAAAGCGGAAGCCGCTGAAATAGGGCAGCAATTGGAACAATACAAGGTGTTCATTGAGTCATACAATGCGACCACCCCGCAACCGGATCAACAACAAAATGAGCAGCCATCACAAATGAGTTGATTTCGTACTCAGCATTGTGTTAATTAGCGTAGCAAAAGCAAACCGTCGCCGGGTATCGGGCGTAAATGGTGCCGCCGACCTAACGGGCGTGGAGGAAAAATGCCGGGATTAGACGATTATTTGGACGAGGTTGACAAAGGTGCGGTTCCTGCTGAAGAGTCGCCGGAGCAAGAGCAGGCGGTAGAACAAGAAACGGGCGCAGAAGATACTCAGGACGCCGCTGAAACCACTGATGAACCTGCTAAACCAGCAACCAAGCCGGAAGAAGGACTGCAAGCGGCACTCCTTGCCGAAAGACGTAAGCGCCAGGAACTGGAACAACAGCTAGCTGCAAAGCAGGAAAAGCCCGACTTTTGGGAAGATCCTGAAGCGCGGTTGGCAGACACCGAGGCGAAGTTTCAACAGCAGCTTGTTATGCAGAAGCTGGACATCTCAGAGGCGTTTGCGCGTGAGAAATACACCGACTTCGACGAAAAGCTAGAAATCTTTGCCGCGCTTACGCAGGAAAACCCGGCGCTGTACCAGCAGATGGTACAGCAAGTCAACCCGGCAGAGTTCGCCTACAAAACGGCACTCTCCCAGCAAAAACTAAAGGAAATGGGCGACCCGCTCAAGTACGAGGCGGAACTTGAAAAGAAACTTCGCGCCAAGTGGGAAGCCGAAAAGGATGCAGAAAACAAAAAGAAAGCGTCACTCCCGGGCAGCATCGCAACCACAGCCGGGGCAAGTGGCAACGCAGCAGTTTCATGGAGCGGCCCAACGCCACTAGATGACCTACTCAAATAAACGCCGATAGGCACAACCCTTTGCGCGAGAACACGCGCCAGGAGATAACATCATGGCAAATACCGCAGTAGCCGCAGGGCTTACCGTCCAGCAGTGGGATGACAAGTTTTTCACCGAGTACATCCGCGCTAACCGCTTCAAGAAGTACATGGGCAAAGATGAAAACGCGATGATCCAGCTTAAAGAGGATCTGACCGCCAAGAAGGGCAAGACCGTCACCTTTGCCCTTGTCAACGCGCTTACTGGCGCGGGTAAAAAGGGTTCCGCAACGCTTGTAGGTGCAGAAGAGAAGATGAACAGCCGCAGTTGCACGGTCATGGTTGACAAGATCCGTAACGCGGTAGTCGTGCCCGAGATCGACGAGCAGTACAGCGCTATTTCGCTTCGTGATGCAGGCCGTGTTGTGCTGAAAAACTGGATTCTTGAGCAGACCCGTACCGACATCATCAACGCGCTTGGTATGGTGGGCGGCAACTACCAGACCGGCCTTTACACCATCTTCGACGCCGCAGCAACCGCTACCACCGCCGCTCAGGATGCGTGGGTCACCGCCAATAGCGACCGCGTGCTCTTTGGCGCTTCTACCGCCAACTATTCCACTACCTTTGCCACCGCACTTGGCAATGTGGACGACTCCGGCGACCTCATCACCGCCGCCCGCCTTAACCTCATGAAAGCACTTGCCAAGGTTGCATCCCCGGCAATTCGCCCCATCATGGTCAACGGCGACGAAGAGTGGTATGTCGTGTTCTGTGGCACCAAGAACTTCAAGCGGCTCCAGGAAGACACCACCATTGCAACGGCCAACCGTGACGCAAGGGTACGCGGCACCGACAACCCGATCTTTACCGGCGATTCGCTCATGTACAACGGCATGATCATCCGTGAGATTCCCGAGATTGGCGATTGCGCCATTACTGGCGGCACTTCCGCCGATGTCTCCCCGGTCTTCCTGTGTGGCGCTCAGGCGCTTGGCTTTGCTATCGCACAGCGCACCAAGACCGTCACTGACGACACCGACTACGGCGACAAACAAGGCGTTGCCGTGCAGGAGATTCGCGGCATCCAGAAGTTGGTCTTTGGCACCGACGCCAGCGTTGATACCACCACCCCGAAAGACAATGGCATCTTCACCGGGTTCTTCGCGGCTCCTGCCCTTACTTCGGCTTAACTATTAACCTAGAGGGGGCTTAACGGCCCCCTTTTAACAGGAGAGTAAATAATGGCAGGGGAAACCACTACCAACTTGCTTGACTACACTGTGCCGCTGATTAGTTCCATCGCGGCAGGGCATCTCGTCGCACAGCCGCATTCGGTTGAGATTGCAGCTACACAGATGGAAACTAACGACATTACTGGCGTTGCTCGCATCCCGAAAAACTCCACGCTGCTTGGTTTCTTCCTTCAGACTGATGACCTTGACAGCAACGGGTCTGAGGCACTGGTCTGGTCCGTGCTTGCTGGCAGCACCGCGCTGAAGACCGGCATCACCAACGCTAACGCACAAGTCGGCACCTTCTACGCCTGTGTATCGGGGCCGCTTACTGTCACCGCCGATACCATCATCAACATGAAGTCTACCACCGCAGCGGGCACCGGAGCGGCAGGGACTATCAACCTGACTCCGGTTTACGTCACTTCTGACTAGGAAAGGAGAGGGGGCTTCGGCCCCCTTAACTCTATGGAATTTATCTACGAAGGGCCAGCAATGGAAACTGAGGTTTTTGGGCTGGTATTTCCTCAAGGGAAAGCAGTGGATGTGGTTGAACCTTACGCTGTGGCTAAGTTGAACAATCACCCACTATTCATCAAGGCGGTGTCGAATGGTACTAGCGAAATTAGCGGAGAAGGTGCTGGCGAAACTGGGAGTGCTGGACCGCAGCGGAATCGACCCGGCAGACCAAGAAAACGTCCTTGACGCTTACAAATCAGTTTATGCGGTGCTTGCGGATGATGGGCTTGTCACGTGGGCGCTGTCTGACTCCTTAGAATCAACCATTCCTGACCGTTTTGTCCTTTCGCTCACCACTTTAATCTCCGCAGAGATAGCTTCTTTTTATGGCGTCGGTGCGCCCGCTGAAGGGTGGGACCGCGCCAAACTGAACGCGACCAACACTATCAGGCGGCAACTGGCAAGCGCCCAACCGCCCGAAACGGTTGATGCGGAGTATTACTGATGCCCATTCAACCGCTTCCACTTGGCAACGGTGTGACCCTTGATGTTGACGATACCACCGTCAAAGACGGCAGTGCTGTATCGTTCATCAACGGGTATCTTGATCGTGGCGGGGCTTTCCGCGCGATACCAGGGTGCGAACTGTACGCTGACACTGGCGAGGGCGGGGCTAAAACGTGGGCGTACTACTGCGTAAACCATTCGCGGCTGTTCGTGGTGGCAAATGGCCGCATTTGGCAGCAGACTGTGCTCGGTGCCGCGCTAGAGGAAATCACTGGGGCATTGTTTGACGCTGATGCGGTCCCGACCTTTGCTGAAGACGGCACCAACGTTTTCTTTGCGGCAAACTCCGAAATCCACAAGATAACCGGCACGACAGCCACAGACCTTGGCGACGGCGCGCCGATCAATGTTACTAGTCTTGTTTTCATTGGTGGCTATCTCATGGCTAAGGGTGACGACCGACTAGGCGCTGTCTCTGGCGATACCCACTACAGCGACGACAAAGACAACGGATACGCGACGTGGGAGGTGTATAACAACGAGTCGCGGCCAGACGCCCTGCAATCGCTGATTGTTGCCTACGAGCAGATTTACAACATTGGTACTCAGACTGTAGAGGTAAGTTACATCGACGGCACGGTGCCATTTTCCGTCAACAAGAACGCCTCGCAGCAACTCGGTACGCCAGCACCTGCATCGTGTGCGTTTGACGGAGAAAATATCTATTACCTGTCCGTAGTTGCTAACGGACGCAAAGTGGTTCAGCTTAAAGGTGGAGGCTCCCCGCAAATTGTTTCATTCCCGGTCGATATCCCGATAGAGACATTTGAAAGAGTAGATGACGCGCACGGCTTCATTATGGCGTTCAATGGTCAAAATGGTTACGCAATTACCTTCCCCAGTGCCAACGCTGTAGTTGATGAGCAGTATTACGAGTCGATCACCCTTTTCTATCACCTGCAAACCAAGCAGTGGATTGTTCTTGGGCAGTGGGATGCAGATAATGGAGTATATGAAGCGTACAGAGGGGTATCATTCACCTATGCTGAACCGTGGGGGCTGCGTCTGATAGGTGGGCGCGACGGAAAGGTTTACAAACTGATATCATCAGAAGAATCGGCAGACGAACCCGTATTTGTCCACAGGTGGCGCGACAACGGGCAAAAGGAGTGGAAGCCGGGGCGCACTATCGTCTTGGGATCAACGGGGCAATACGGCGATTTCCCAACGTCGCGGCAATGCGGCCTATATCGTGGGCGGCAGCATGAGTTTATTTATTCAGATCTTTCCGACGCTGGCGAG